ATGTCCGGGCTGTCCATGACCTGCATGATGGAGTAACGGATTACCTCATCAGGATTGGCGCTTGAAGGACAGTAGGAGCAGGCGAGCTGCTTGCCTCGGTAATGCTCACAGAGCTTGTACTGGACGGTGCTGTCGTAGTTGTTGTCTAGGACGCCGCACCTATCGCATATGCCCGCGCGTACCGTTGGGTAGTGCGCGACCATCGGCTCCGCATGTGCGCCCTGTCGTTCTATGTTTTTTGTGATACTAGACATAGTTATCTCCCACATTCTACTCCGTGGGGCCGGAGGGGCTTAATTGCGTTCTAATATTGGTCAGTTCGGCGCGGTACTGGTCCACGAGAAGGAGCGGGTTTGCATAGTTGCGCGCCCATTTCTTCTCTCCCTGGAGCCTGTACAGTGCCGGAAGGCTTATCTCGGCCTTCGCGGTCTCGGTACGTATGCTCCGTTCGGTAGACTCAAGCACCTCATCGAACAGTTCGGCTTTCAAGGTGCTCCACTCGTTACTCTTTGAGAGGGCGAGGAGGGCTTCTATGAGCCTGATGAGCTTCGCCTCACGCTCCCGCAGCATCTCCGTAGGCTTCGTCTCCTGTACGGATTCTAGGCTTAGGTCAACGCTGAAGGAGTTGTTCATTAGGCGCTAGCTGACTGCTGGTTCACGAGCACCTTCACGCGCGCGAGGTCCGTGCTGGTGACGGCCGACGTGTAGCGGAGGAAGATGCGGTTCTGGATTCCCAGGATAGGGAGCCCGGACACCTGCCGGTTGCCGAGCGTGGACGCTGCGGCCGATCCTACGGTTCCTGCGAGGACGGAGCCTGCATTCACCGTGGAAATCACCTGCGTATTCACGCCGACGCCTATCGCGGGGATAGACAGCCACTCGGCAGTCGTGTTGTTCGCGTTCGAGACGATGCTCGTGCGCGCGACATCGTAGTACGTGACGCCTCCGTCATCGGATGTCTGGAAGGTGGCGCTGACGCCTCCTGCGATGACCGATGCGGTGAGCTTCACGACGACGTTATCGGTGTCCTGCGGGAGCTGGAACGGGAACGCGACGCCGCCGAGTACCGAAGTAGCTCCGGTCTGGCCTGCGTCATTCACGTCAATCACTCCTGTAAGGGGGATTCTGATAGACATTATCGTTTGTCTTCATGCTGGTAAGCGCCCGTGTTGTTCATGAGTATATCACCTGGTCTTTGAACCTATAGCGCATTTATTGCGTCTACGAGCTCGTTGACCTTCGCTACGACAGCATTGAGGTCATCGCGGTAGAGATTCATGTCGAGCGAAGCGATTTCTGCCTTCTCGACGCCCTCTTCAGTCTTTTTAGCCATATATTTTAGTATTCGGTTAGTAATACGCTGCCCACGCCGAGCGAACGCGTAGCGATGCCAGGATACAGCCCCTCGGACAGGTTCAGTCCCACGATTGACGGGTTCTGGATGGCCGAGTAATTCTGTATGCCCATTACGCTGCGCGGTACGGCGAACAGGCGCGACTCGTTCGGTGCGAGGGTGGCATCATAGGCCATGCCTCCCACCGAAGCGAACACGCTCGTTGCCTGGTTAGCGGCCCAGCGTATAGCTGCGCCGCCGCCCATGGCCGTAACGAGGACTGCCGTGGTGTTCGGGTTGAGCGCCCACACGGACGATGCAACGCCGGTTTCCCGCATATTCACCTGTATTGCAGGGAATGGCGGGTGAGACTGGACCATGATCGTGCCGTCGCGGTCCACGGGAAGCCTCTGTGAATAATTCTTTGCCATATCTATTGGTTAGTGCTGTTACTGCTCATGGAGGTCTTTGCCTCGTGCTTAAGAGGTGCGGTAGCCCCTAAAGGAGAGCTGCGCTGCGCACCTACCTTGGTCTGTGCGCCCATTTGCTCGGATTGTACCATCGCCGCTTCCTGGGCCTGCTGCTTGGCGAGTGCATCCTCGTGCTCCTGTATATGGAACCAGGTAGCCCAGGTCTTCGGCTGGAGCATGCGATGGATGTAGAGGTGCGTGGTGTGGTCGTCAGTATCGAGAACCGGAGGCATCTCATCCTTCTTGAGCATCTCGTTCTGCTCCTCGGCTTTAATCTCCTCGATGCTCTTAGGGAACATGACGTCTATGAGGGATGGGTCCTCAAGCATGAGTGGGAAGAATACGTGCTTGTTGAAGTTCCTGAAGCCGTCAGGGTCCATAGACTGCATGAGATTCGGATAGAGCTGCATCATGTCCCGGCGCTTCACCAGGTTCTTGTATTCGGCCTCTTTCGCAGAGAAAACGAGGACGCCTGGCGGATAGTCGGTCTGGAAATCGCCGAGGTCTATCGTACTCGTGGTGATACCGTTGACGCCTACGATGTTCGCCATCTTCTCTTTGAGCTCGGGTCCGTGCTTCTGGTAGCGATGGAACCAATGGCTCCAGAACTCCTGCTCGCCGAACTGGAGCACCTTGCTCTGCAGGCTCTGCGCCATGTCGTTCAGCTGCTGGTCTATGGCCACCTCGGTAGCGGTCTCCTGTCCTCCCGATGCGGGCTCCATGGCTACGCCGGTGCCGATAGGGTCGTTCGCTTCCTGCTGGAGCGCGCTCATGAAATTGAGCAGGCCAGGCGGCATAGGGTCCTTCACGTTGATAGGTCCTACCGCGAGCGAGCCGTCTCCATCGACTGGAATGTGCTGGTTTATCTGCCTAGAGAAGAACTGCGCTACGTCCTGAATCCTGTTCTTGTCGTACCAGTAGATAGGGTTCGCGCTGTCCTTCGCGGCGATGAATGCGAGGTTCAAGAGCACGGATTTCGCGCGGTGCTTGTCCTCAAGGAGGTCTGCAATGGAGAACGGGACAGATGCATGCGGGATTCTGAACGCTTCCTTGACCACAATAGGCCATTTAGAGCCTACGCTCTCGTCATCGCGGACCATATCATCCAAATCGAGCTTCTCTTTGCGTAGAATGACGCTGAAATGCTTGTCTACCCAGTAGATGCACTTATCTCCGTCCTCGTCATGACCGAAATACTCAAGAATCTGGTATATATCGTTATCTGCAGGCTGAATGGACGGCTCTATGGCCTTAGTAGCGGCATCCCGACGCTGCTTGTACTCCCAGAGGTACTGGTCTACGCCCGTTGGTAGGCTATCTATATTGACACCGGCCTCTATCTTGCCTGCCTTCTGCATCCTCTTGAGGTCCCAATGGGTCTTTGTTACCCATTTCCAGTAGTAGCGCCATTCCTGGGGGTTCTCGAAGTACGGATCGTAGCCTAATACGAGCGGATTGATGACATGGGGCGCCATTACCTTGCGCTTCTTATCGAAATTGAGCGTTTCCATGTACCCGCGCCCGAAGAATAGGGTGTCCCAGCACCAATCGTAGTCCAATCGTGCCTTCCCGGGCATGTCTGCCGGTCCCATCTCCAGATAATCGCTCTGCGCGAGGGTGTTGAAGCTGTTGAGCTGGTCCTGGTTTATGCCCTGGGTAGGGAGGAACTTGACCTGCATCTTGTCGTCATAGAGGGCAGAAAGAGTCCTGGTGAACAGGGTGAGCAAGAGCGTCGAGCCGATGGTCTGGTCTCCGCGCTGGAGATTATTGAGCAATACCAGCTGGTTTACCTGCCTACGCTTCCTCATCTCAAGGAAGTTGAAGCTCTCTATGTAATTGGTCTGTATGTCGTTAGGAGTGATTGCCATTGGCGATTTCTGAGAGGGTAGGGATTTTGGCATTGTTCATGCCCCATGGAAGTCCTGCGACGATGATGCGATAGTATTTCTTGTTCTTCGAGATAATTACCTTGGGAGATACGTCCTCGTATACCTTGAGGTCGTCCCGGAACAATGCGCCTTCTATCTGTATGCGGTGTGCGTTGAATAGCTCCTGCTTGGTGGGTATCTGCTGTTTGAAGGTCTCGGGATTGGCCAGGAAGTCGAAGGATCGGATGACTATGGCCTTCCCGTGCCCCTTATCGTCCTCAAGATTGGTGTCCGAGTGGACTTCGGCCCGTGTTGCTTCCCATTCTACACCCTTGTCACCGCCCGCAATATCAGGTTCTGGGATAACTGCCTTGCCGATGCCTGTTACATGGTCCTCTACCTTGCGCTCTTTCGCGCCTTTAACCTTGAGATTCCGGTTGTCTATCCTTGCCATCGTTGTATTGTCTTATGCTGCGTCGAATCATGGCCCCACCATTCGTCTGTCTGGTCAGTGAATGGCATGCGCACGAAATCCCCATCGTTCGTCATCTTGTTCTCCACAATAGCAGCATACCGCGCTTCGTCCGCGCCGTGCGAGGCCCAGTTGTGCAGCGGCTCGT